AAAGCCATTAACCGCCGAATATTATCATAGAGCCTCACGAGAAAGCTCAAGTTTCCAATCCGACTGCAAGGTTTGCAGAAACAAAATAGATGCCGAGCATTATCAAAACAATAAAGAAAAAATTCTTAAACAAAGGGCCGAGTATTATCAAAACAACAAAGAAAAAATTGCTAAACGAGATGCCGAGCATTATCAAAACAACAAAGAAAAAATTGCCGAGTATTACCAAAACAACAAAGAAAAAATTGCTAAACAAATGGCTGAGTATCGCATCCAAAAAAAAGCAGAGCAACCTGCCTGTGTTTATCAAATAGTGAACTCCGTAAACAATAAGATTTACATTGGACAAACAACACGAGGAGAGCTTCGCTGGAAGGATCATTTGAGAGACCTCCGACGAAACCGCCACCCAAACCACAAACTCCAAGCGGACTTTGATAAATTTGGAGAAGAAGTTTTTTCTTGGAGCATTATAGAAGAACACCCAAAAGACAAAGATACTTTGCTATTGGAAGAGATCAAGACAATAGACAAACTTCTTAAAGAAGGAAAAGAACTATACAACCTATCACTAACGATAGATCAACTTAAACTATTAATGGAGAACAAATGAGATTTTTATTATTAACAACTCTTCTTGCTTGCGGTGGAGACATTTCCATCATTGCGAGACAAGACGAGAAAACAAACGACACACAAGAACAAGTTGTTGTGGTTGAGGATACCGAGACCTCAAGTAGCCCCACAAGTGACCCCTCAAGTGAACCGGAAAGTCAGATGACCGAACTATCGGTTGGACTTGCAACAATTCACTTCCGACAGATATCCTGTCCAGCATGTATGGGAGCCTACGGAGAGTTTGAGATTTCCGCAGATCTTAGAATGCACCAACCAACATCCGGAGACTACTTTGAGTATATGACTCCTGTTGGAACTTGTACAACACAAATGCTAGAAACCTACGTAAGTTCACAGCCGCTTCAAGCATCACAACCAGCAATGTTTAACAACATAAGCCTAAACCCATCAGGTCAAGGTGAGTGGAGAAACAACAATATCTTTGAATATCAGATTGAGAGGCAAACACCCCATTCTATTATTACTGAAAACGGTACGATAATTGATGCATTTACAACCATAGAAGGCTTCGACGACATACAGCCCTATACTCTGTTATGGGTTGACCCTTCTTACGCTTTTGATGCTGTAATTTCCAAGAATGGGACAAGTTTTACATGGTTCCCTGTATTGTCCGGAGACGAGTTTGAAATTCTTATCGCAGTGTATTCACCTGATGGTTCTCAACTGCTTGGAGCTGTCTCTTGTCAAAACCAAGACACAGGTTCAATGTTTGTTCCGGGAAATTACTTTACACAGTTTCCCTATTGGTCTTTGGCAGCTGTCCACCTTATCCGACACAGGATTGGAAGACAAGTTGCGCCAGACTTTAATGGTTACATTGACTCCCACATGATTTGGGAAGTTATCGGCACAGGCCACATAGAATAATTTTAAAAGCATCCTACTGAAGATTCAGAGATAAGGTGTCCTCTCGCTAGGGTGCTTTTTTTATAAAAAAATACTTGACAAAATCACTATAATGTGATATAATAATAATATACTTGAGGAGGTATTATGATTATTGGAAAAACTAAAAAGAGAAAACAAATAAACTCTAATTCGTATCCTGATTTCTCTAACACTGAAAGAGAAATTCATAGCATACTTAGAACAAAAGACGGGTATATTATTTTACCAGTTATTAAAAACAATAAAACAATAAGATATCAACGTCTTTCTATTAAAGACACTGGAACTACTAAATTAGGTAGGAGGACATTTCAGCTTAATGACAAAAAGCAGAAAGAACTACAAAAATTTGTTATCGATGAAGATTACAAAGGAGAGATTTACAAATATTGTACCCACTGTGAAGACCAGTGCCTATTGCACATAACAGAATTTACAAGTAACAAGACAAGCAAATCTGTTTGGCTTAAAGATAGTGACAAGAATAAATATTCTTTAAGTGGCAACGGAACACAGCCATTTTGCAAAAACTGCAAAAGAAAATACACAAATTCAGTTGGAAATGCTAAAAGAACCCAAGAGCAAATGACTGAAGATAATTTTTCTAGATATAAAGGTTTTTTACCTAAAAATCTTCAAGATTCAAAGTTTAATGACATACCTTCTGTATTTGAAAAATTTAACAACCAGTGTTTTAAATGCGAAAAATCACTTGATGTTGATGAAAGAAAAGAATATCAATTCGATCATACTTTACCATCTTCATATTTTTGGGTTATGAATCAAAACAATTGCACATTGCTTTGCAGTGTGTGTAATCAGGCGAAATCTGACAAGTGGCCTTCAGTTTTTTATACAGAAAAAGAATTAGAAGATCTTTCAAAGCTAACAGGTTTTGCACTAAAAAGTTTAAATACAGAAAACACTTTAAACCCAAAAGTGATAGAGTATTACTTAAATGGCAGTTTTGATTCTCATATAGAATCATGGTATGAAAAGAGTAGAAAAAAGAATAACAAAGACAAATACTTTGAAAGTGCTGTTAGAAAGATTTTACGCAAGATAGAAAAAAATTGCGATAAAGACAACAAAAAACAACTGTTTGAATTATTTTCAAACAACAAAAGAACTAAATTTTTAATGGAGGAAAAATGAAAAATTTAAATATATTTAATGAAGATTGCCTTAAGGGAATCAAAAAACTTGCAGATGATTCTGTAGATCTGTTGTGTACAGATCCACCATATGCAATTAATTTTATGGGTAAAAACTGGGACAAGGCATTGCCATCACTAGATATCTTCAAAGAGTGTCATAGAGTTATGAAGCCTGGAGCTTTTGCTTTTGTGATGTCTTCTGTTAGATCCGATGTTAGTAGTAGAATGACTCTACTTTTGGAAAAAGCGGGATTTGATGTTTCTTTTTCTCCAATATATTGGACTTATTCTTCTGGTTTCCCAAAAGGATACAACATGGGACAATCAGCTGAGAAAAAACTTACAATCGGATCTGCCAGAAGAAAAGACAGGGATTTGTCTGTCAAAAAAATGACTAGAAATAGGTGGGGTGATCATACTAGTGGTGTCAAAGCAGATACTGGTGGTCAAGTTCAACTAACAACACCGGAGGCTAGAAAGCTCAAAAATGCTTATGGTGGTTTTCAACCAAAACCAGCTGTTGAACTGGTAATTGTTGCAATGAAACCAAAAGAAAAGAAAACATATGTTGAGCAAGCTCTAGACAATAACAAAGCTATTACTTGGCTTGGTGATTGTAAGGTACCCGGAAAAGACGGAGACATGGATAGATTGCCAAGTAGCTTGTCTGTTTCTGATGATGTCTTAGGAGAATATTCTAAGTATTTTGATTTGGATGCTTGGTGGTCAAAAAAACTAAAAGATGCTGGATATGAAGATGCTAGCAAGACTGCACCTTTCTTAGAGGTTAAAAAACCAAACAAAAAAGAGAAAGAAAAAGGTCTTGATGGGTTTGAAGAGGTTAAAGGAGGTGTCTATCTTGGAAACAATGATGAAAAAAACAATAACACTTTTTCTTCTGATCCAAGTAGAGTAATCAAGAAAAAGAAAAACTCTCATCCTACTGTAAAACCAGTTAAATTGTTTTCCTATTTGATAACAATGGGATGTAGTGAAGAAGAGGTGGTCTTGGATCCCTTCCTGGGTTCTGGCACCAGTGGAATTTCTGCCTTGCTTCTTAACAGAAAATTTTATGGTTTTGAAATTGGTGAAAAATATTTTAAAATTTCAGAAGCTAGAATTAAGTGCTTCAAAGATCACGAAAAATAAAAGTAAAAAAAGCCCTTGAATGTCAAGGGCTTTTATGTTATAATATTAATATACTTGAGGAGGTAATATGAATAATATAAAATTTGTTGGGCTGCATGCTCATTCGGGTGTTGGATCACCATTTGATGGTTTTGGCTATCCACAAGACCACATGGACTTTTGCTATGAGAATGGAGGACAGGCTCTAGCATTAACAGACCATGGAAACATGAATGGCTTTGCTTACCAAATTCTTCACGCCAACAAGATGGCGAAAGAAGGTAAAGACTTCAAGCCAATCTTTGGTGTTGAAGCATACTTCATCAACGATGTTGTTGAGTGGAGAATACAATACGAAGAACACAAAGCGGACAAGAAGAAAGCACGAGAACTTTCCACCAAACAGTCCGGTGTGAATGTAGAAGAAGAAGGAGCTACTAAGTCAAAAGGTCGTTCAATTAATCGCTCTCGTCATTTAGTTCTCCTCGCAATGAACCAAACTGGTCTTAACAACATATTTAATATGATATCGGAAAGTTATAGTGAAAAATATTTTTATCGCAAGCCTCGTATGGATTATAGTCTTCTCGCTAAATACAGCGATGGTGTTATTGCTATGTCTGCTTGTCTTGGTGGTGTTTACGCTGGGTGTTACTGGGAGAATATTGAGGACGGTGAAGAAGCGGTTCTTGAATGCATGCGAGAAACGACCCGTACTATGGTTGGTATCTTTGGTGATCGTTGGTATGGCGAGTTACAGTGGAATGCTGTACCTGAGCAGCATGCTCTAGACAAATACATCATCCAGATGCACAAAGAGTTCGGTATACCTTTGGTGTCTACTGCTGATTCACATTACCCAACACCAACAGCATGGAAAGACCGTGAGCTTTATAAGCGACTCGGTTGGCTTGGCCGTGGTGCACCTGAATGGTTGGACATGACACTTCCCGGCTCTGTATCTGATATGGACTATGAGTTATATCCAAAGAACGGAGAGCAGATGTGGAAAGACTATTTAAAATACTCGGAGGAATATAGCTATGATGACGAACTCGTCCTTAAAAGCATGGAGGAAAGCCATAATATCGCTTTCAGCCGCATCGAACACTTTGTTCCAGATACTACTGTTCGCTTACCTGACTTTGTTGTACCTGCTGGTCGTGATGAAGATGATTACCTTCGTGACCTCTCTTTGGGTGGTTTAAAATTACTGTCCAAGCAAAACCCAGAGTACACTTCTAGAATAAATCATGAACTCAAAGTTATTGCTGATCGTGGTTTCTCAAAGTATTTCTTAACGATGAAGGCTATCTCAGACAAGACTAATGAAGTTCAGTTGGCTGGCCCAGGTCGTGGCTCTGCTGCGGGTTCACTGGTTGCTTACGCTCTCGGAATCACACAAGTAGATCCTATTAAGTATGGTCTGTTATTCTCTCGTTTCCTTCGCTCGGATGCCACAGATTATCCGGACATTGATTATGATGTATCTGATCCAATGGTTCTCAAAGACATGTTGATTGAAGAGTGGGGCGATGATGTTGTTGTTCCTATCTCTAACTGGAATACATTGCAACTTCGTTCTCTTCTCAAAGATATCTCTAAGTTCTATGAGATTCCATTCAACGAAGTAAATGCGGTAACAAATGTTATGATGAAAGAGGCCACACCTGCGGCAAAGCGAAAGCATGGTATCAAAGCAGGGGTTTACACTCCAACCTTTGAAGAAACAATTGACTTCTCTGATTCGCTCAAAGGATTCTTACGTAAGTACCCACATGTAGCAGAGCACGTCATGGCTCTCTATGGGTCTTATCGCTCTTGCTCTCGTCATGCCGGCGGTGTAGTGGTCGGAGAGAAGTTAAATCAGTTCATGCCGCTTATATCGTCCAAGGGTGTGCGACAAACACCATGGTCCGAAGGACAGAATGTTCGTCAACTTGAACCTCTTGGTTTCATTAAGTTTGACATCTTAGGACTATCTACTCTTCGAATGATTGAAGGCTGTATTGAGAGAGTCTTAAAAAAACAAGGCAATCCTAATCCTTCTTTCGATCAAGTCAAAGCTTTCTATGAT